ATCACCATTAATTAATTCAATGGCGGTTCGTAAAACTTCAGTCCTAATATTGTCAGTCATTATATTTGCTCTCTCTTTGCTTTATTGTCACTATCTGTAAACCAAACAAACCCATCATTCTGCGCCATATGGCCTGCCCTAATCATAGAGCTTAAAGTTTGATTGTAATTTGCCTTTGGATTTGATGCACTGCTACACTTTCCTATGAAGTGATCCTTTACAGTCTCTTCTGAAATGCAATGGAAGGTTCTAGGCTCAGGCCAGCCAACGCCAGATGGGTTTGATTTACCTATTCCCTCAGCCCTAAGCTGCTGGAATACTTGCTTCATAAGAACTTGGTTTTTACCCTTAATTTGCGGGCGGTTTGCTTCCTCAACGTCTTCTGCTGAAGCCTTTTCTATGACGCAAGTTGTAACAGCGTCACCATCATCATCAAGCCCCAATTCCACAACCTTCAATCTAAAGGAGAAAACTGCGCCAGTTTCCATGTCTCTTTGCTTGGTAGCTCTAGCACTGCGCAATCCAGTTTCTTCATTATGATCCAACTCAATCTCAGTATCAGTAGCTGCGCGCAAACTAGAATGTCCGCGTGCGCCTGCCGCCTTATCCTTACCGCTATGGTGTACTGTTGCAAGATGCGCTCCTGTCATTTCACGTAACTTATCGCAATTACCAATAAACTTAGTCATGTCTTCTGGGCTATTTTCATTAGCGCCAGACATAGCCCTAGATAAAGTGTCAATTATAATCATTTTAACAGGGCCATGTATCCTTGAAACTTCCCGACACAATTTGCCCAATACATTCATATCAACTTCAGCATCAAGCATATTTACTGGTGAAGGTCTAACAGCTAACTTAACGTCTTTGTGTTCTGGATAATGTTCCTTCATGGCCACAACTCTATTGTGAAATGCCATGCCACCTTCAGTAGCAAGGTATAAGACACTGCCACCAGAAACTTTATTTCCATTCCAAGGCATACTCGCAGCAATGTGCCATGCTAAATCTAAAACAAAGAATGATTTACCAACATTGGAAGGCCCATATATAACCGACATTTGACCTTCGCCAAACCAATTCTTCATTAAGTAATTCCTAGATAGCTGGGGTTTAGCGTCTCCAGGGAAAAAGACTTGGCTTAAAACTGACTCAACCTTCAATGCTTCCTTGGTGGCAATTGGGCCACGCTCAAGCCATAAATCACTGTAATCCCAGCCTTCAACTTCTGGAATGATGTATTCTATATCATGGTCTTCTTGCGCCCGCTCACAAGCCTTAATTCCAGCCTCATCGTTATCCCCAGCAACAACAAAGGTGCAATCTGGTTTGGCCTCTAATAAGTTGCCAACAACGGCTGGAATATTGCCAGCATTTAGCGCAAAGACACATGGCTTGCCCGTAGCCTCAAATATAGTGGCCGCAGTAGCCCATCCCTCAGCAACGTAGGCAAAATCGACGATTTGACCACCAACCACGCTAAAGTTGCCAACAACAGGTAATTTATGAGAAAACTTTTTACGCCCATCCGCAGTTATTGTCTGGTGGCCTACCCTCTTGCCACTTGGATCAATAATGGGAATACACAATTCACCACCATTTATAATTGCATTATTTAAGTTTAACTTTTTCTTTTGAAGATATGGGTGGCTCGCATCCACACTTCGCTCAGGCCAATTAATATTGCTAACCTTAACAACAGGCGCAGCAGGAACATGATTTTCTTTAGGCCATAGCGACATGTCTCTCATCTTATCCTTTATGCCCTTGAAATCATTACATTTTCTACAATGAACCAAAACTTCATTATTATGTTCTTTTATCCAAAACCTATCCTTACCAAAGCAACTGGGGCAAGGCCCGTGAAATTCGCCCTTAGCTGTCTTCTTTAATTCTAAACTTTGTATTATTTTCGAACCAAATTCACCCCAAGATGCTGACGGGAACTTGCTTTCTTTATCAGTATTTTGTATCATTTATTTATTCCTAGATGAATGCGCTAAAGTAAATGCCCCACTGTTTGAGCAGTGGGGCATTGTTTATTTAAAATGGAATTTCATCATCCAAAACATCATTTGACACAGACTGCGCTGGAACTGGAGCAAACGGGTCATAAGCCACACCATTAGTTGCTGGCGCTACTGGTTGCGTATTACTAAAAGTTGCATCCGTGTTTGGAGAAACAAAACCACTAACACTATCAAACGGGTCATCGCCACCAGACATTTCAGCTAACTCAAGAACCTGGACTGCGCGTAGTCGCAGAGAAACTCCATTAAGGCTGCCAGTATTATAAGGCACAATCATAACAGCTATATTTACCTTTGAGTCTGACGTTAGCATAAAGTCGTCAGGAAGCCTATTCCGCGCAGCGTCAACTTGCTTTGGCGGTTGTGTTTTATCACCACCATAAGAGCCTTTAAGTTTACACTTACCAGTAATCTCACCAGTTTCCTTATGCTTCTTATATGGAAGGTTCGAAGGCTTATCAGGCCATGTCCGCTTAGTATCCATTGCAGATGCGTTAGCATAAGCTTGTGAACAAATCTGGTGCAACTCTTTTGCTTGCTCGCTTGATAGCTTAAAAGACATCTCAAAAGCTGCCCCCTCATCAAGCGCATCACATTTTACAGATTTGTTTTCTGTAGTATCAAATTTATATGTTGCATTTAGCCTTGGATATAAGGCAGTTACGTTCGTTATCATATGTTGCATTTAAACAACTCCTCTTATTTTGCATGACACCCTCATGCTGGGATTAGTTAAATATCGCCATCAAGCCAAGATGGTAGGTTAATCGTTTCAAGGTCAGGCCATCCAGTGGTGTATTCACCCTTTTCATTAGCGGTTTTAATCTTGAACAGGGTTTGCATCATCTCTTGCCTAGAAAACTTTTCATATTTTTCAGACAACTCATAGCAAGCCGTTACGTGTGGCTTTTCCTTTTCAATGGCAATAAATATAAAATTTGACGTTGGTATTCCTTCAATCTCTAAGCAATAGCGATAAAAAGCTTGCTGCATACAATATCTAAAATTACGCACAGCACGTTCAAAGCCACGCGGACTAGCATCTTGGCATGTTTTAATATCCAATACAACGCCAGCGGACGCTATAAAACCATCTGGCCTTGTTTTAAGTTTTAATCCCGTTTGCGGGCATGTAACAAAGAATGAACCTTCAGCCAGTAGTTGCTCGTTTGTCAGCAAATTCCTTCCCATAGGGTTGCGTAAACAGGCTTCGGCCATGTCTGTTGCTAAATCATAGTCAACCTCGGTCAGAAGTAGCTTATTTTGCTTCTCAGCGTCTTCCTTGGCGTCAGTCCATGCCTTGCCGCGTCTAGTCTCTGGGCCTCTCACAACTAAGTTCTTTTCTGGCTCTAATAGAAGCGCATGAACTGCCGTGCCTAAGTCAAAAGCATGGCTTTCTTTGCGGACTTTACCCTTCCAATGCGCCAAGCTTGAAGTCGCCACAGCCTTAACATCGCTTGAAGAAATTGCATCATCTGCATGATATTCTTCATTACTCATCTTATCACTTAATATTAATGTCATTTGTCTCTCTCCTTTAAGTTATATTTTCTGCCCCATATAAAGCTATAAGTGCGGCTTCTGCGCGTCCGTCATCCTTAGCCCGTTTAAATAAGTCTGCATGTTTTGGAAAACGTTCCATAGCTTTACTTCTACTAACGCCTTTATCTCGACTTAACCCAAAATATTTCTTCCACTTCTGGGGCGTCACATAGTGCATTGGGTGTTTATTGGCGGCAATACATGCCTGTAACATTCCATAACCTTCACCAAATCTAAACACACTAGAAACACCTTGACGTGGCATAGCGCTGACGCGCTCTACAATTGCAAAGCTGCTTTTGCTCTCAGGTTGCAATATCTCCAGCAATGAATGGCAGTCTATTATATTCTTGCCAGCATGATTTAACATTATTGGCATATCGTGAATTTCAAGATTGCCAACTTCTGGGTAATATATAGCCACAGCTCCAGTATATCCTGGATCAACTCCAAATATTGTCAGCATATTAATCAACCCTTGGCGGCGAAATTTCTACACCAGACTTTACAGCCTGCTCAATTGAGGCCATTCGCACAAATGCCGTAAATGACAAACCCAATTTATTTGCAGCTTCACCAATCGCTTGATGTTGCATATCGCTAAAGCTTATTAGCGTTTTCTTATCCATGATAAACTCCATTTTTATCTCCTATAATTTTTATATATAAATAAAATATATATGCAATATAATAATCAATCTTTTTTATAATAAACCCAACGCCAGGATCGTTTTCCGCGACTTAAACTTTCACCGCTTCCAATAAAAGCAGTAACCAATACATTCGCTCGACTAACCATGCCAGCATTAAACATAATATTGAGCTGGGGCGCTACAAATGAAACGCTATAACCCACAGAGCGAGCAATCATTGATGTAGTATATTCGCCACCACGATTTACAGCTTTAAGAATACGCTCTTGTTTGTACTGGTCATAAGGACGTGTAACCTTAACAGGTTGCCTATTAGCTGTAGAATGTGCGCAACTCTGCCTTGATCCCCTAGAAATTGGTGGCCTTCTCTTGGCCTTTATTTGAGCTTTTTCAAAAGATGCTAATTTGTAGGCATATATTATTTCATAATGATTTTCTTTGTCTTCATTACTCAACAAATCAGCTAATTGCCTTATGTTTTTTGGTGAAGCCTCAATCGCATCTGTATCAACTCGATCAATGCTTGTTGCTCCTTCAGGAAGTAAACTAAATTCGTCTTTGTCGCTCGCTCCCTGTGTTCCATGTCCTCTAGCATCAATTTGTTCATCTTCGCAAGTCGGTTCATTAGAAGATACGCCTCTTTGGCGCTCAATTTCTTTTGCGTATTCGTTTCTACGTTCATTAGCTCGTTTCTCCTGTTCTGTTATAAATTCAATTCCAAATTTCTTACGTGTTCTATACAATAGGCTTTGTTCCATATCTAAAAGCCTTGAAGTTTCGGCTTGAGTTAAGCCTTGTTCTGCTGCCATGCGGATTTGCTTTACAGCTCCATGTTTTAAACCCATCATTTAAACTTCCCCCTTGAATTTAATGGCGGAATTGAAGTTCTTATTTCTTCTGGCATTGCCTCAATCTGGCCACTACCCCCACAATTATCACAATCTTCAAACGTGTCGGTATATTCCATTATTTCAGTGTCATAAATTTCACGCTCAACAATACCGCCTACACATTCTGGGCAGTCGATATATTTTAAATTATCCATTTTGTTTTCCCTTATTTAAGTTTTTAGGTCTATATTTTGGTCTTAAATTTACAGATGAAACTTTATCTGTTTGTAAGCATTGCGCCATACTATCCCTATAATGCGCGTATAAATGATTTTCATATATTGCGGTCATAGCGTTAGAACAATCGTTATAACTTGGGTAAATAATGCGACTAACCATAGGTTCATAATTATCCCCGTCAATATAATAAGTTAAAACCAATACACTAAACCAAGTCATTTTTTGTTATAAAGTGTAGATTTTTCAACCCCACCGCCAGAAATTAATCTATCAAGGGAAGACACAACAACCGCTTTATTAATAAATTTATTATTTAACATTTTACTGATTTGATTTGCGGTTAATCCTTCCGAATATTCGCTATCCCTTGAGGCCCTATCTAATTCGCATAAAATATCGTTTACTTGCTCGTCAACAATTTGTGTAAAATTTTGGTCATTTTCATCAGCTTCATCCTCTGCCAATATTGGGCTATATGTTGCTGGCGATAATAATTTAATAGCTTGCCAAGGCGTACCCCTGTCTGATTTATCCAAATAGTTTGGTGCTAATACGCAAGATAATTCATCGCCGATAACAACGCCTTGAGTTTTCGCAAATAAATGATGCGGAATAAATACGCTTTCATTTTCATTAGTTTCAAAGGCAAAGGCAAAACCCTTCTCGTGAATGTGTGTAATTATAATACTACTGGTTGTCATAATATATTCCTTATTTTAAAGTTTGTTTTACAGATGTTTCCCAAAGCTTGCCAAGCTGCATGAGCTGGTTTTGTTCAATCGCCCATCCCTTGCCATGCCCTAAATTTATTTCAATTGCTTTATCCAGGAATATTGACCTTGGGATAAAGCCAGCAACATTAATCTGGTTTTTTGCAATCTTGCAGGCCAACACAGCGCAATCAGACTTAAAGCTGGCCTTTGATTTAAACAACAATTTTCCCGTAGGGTAAAATGTTGATTTAACATCAATTGATATGTTGCCTAAATACATGTCGCTGCCATCGTCCACTCCCATTTGGAACGGGTTGTGCTTTATACTAAAAACCTTAGCGACGGCCAATTCGGCCATTAATCCTAACATATCTAAATCTTGATCCGAGCGGTTTTTATCTTTGCGCTGGTTTACAACACCACTCAATCGCGCCAATTGCCAGCGTAAAGTTGCGCCTTGCTTGCATAAACTTAAATCTTGACGCGATAGGGTTACTATCATTTGTTTTGCTCCATAATTTTATAATATTTTACGTATGACAAAACCCTAACAAGGTTTTGTCATACGTGATTTTTTATGCATAAATATTAAATTTGTCCCATGTAATAACGTAGCCTCTTTCTTTCGCGCAACCACGCCAAGAAAACAAAGTTGGATAATCACCAGATTTTAACATTGATTTAGCGCGTTTTAAGCGTGTGGGGTTTTCATCCTTGCGCTCAGTCGCAACAGTGCCGCAACGCGACCAGGAATAATTAATGCAATCTTTTTGCCATTGCTTTCGCCTATCCTTTAACATTATGCCACCTCGCAATTTGTTGAATGAAATTCTATTGCGTTATTTATTAGTTGCTCGTTAAGCTTGTTTAATGTGTCTAGGCCTAAAAACTCAACTAATACTTTTTGCGCGTATCCATATGAACAAGCTGCATCATGGGCGATGTAACTTGTAAAAGCATTAATGACGAATGAACGTAATTTTTTGCGGTTGCCGTTGCATTCTGTAATAGATGCAAGATTTTTTCTATAATGTGCCTCGCCTAAGTATGAACCATCGAGCCAGCAAGAAAACATATTAATCGTGTAATGATCCCCGCTTAATACATCGCCTTGTAAATCTCGAATAATGTTTTGTTTAATTTCATTTTGCATTATTTTATTCCCTATTTGTTTTGGTTAAAGTAAATTCTACAATTAGCATTTTAAAAAATGCTAATGTTAAAATCAACCTACTAGCAAATTAATTCTTTTGTATTAATAAAGCGCTGGCCGTTTTTACTACAATATTGCGAAAAGTAAGTGCCAGATTTTTTAAATGGGTATTCTGTTACACTCCATTTATTATCATATTGTTTATTTAAAAAAACGTTCATAGCGTTTGAACTATTAAAACATTTGACAGTATATCTATTGTTTAAAGTTTGCGGGCTTGTGATTATTGAATATTTTTGCATTTTTTTATTTCCTTATATTTGTTTATATAACCTTATTAATATATATTGTATATACTGTCAATAGGTAATATATAAATAAAATATAATAAATATATAATAATGTATTGACAGTATATACAATATACATTAATTATTATGTATAAATAAAACAAAGAGAGATAAAACAAATGACTAATCAAGAAAAAACAGATTTAAGAAAAGCTTTAGACAATGGTTTTTATAAGCTTACTAAAACAGAACAAGAAAAGTTTTTAGCAGCTTACAACAAGGACCCTATTGAATCTATTAACGTCATATGGTCACAAATTTCAGAACCAATAAGCGCTAACTTTAAACA